TCGGTACCCGCAGGCTGGGATCGCACTCTCACGATGGACGAGGTGGATCGGATTCTTTCTCAAGACCTTGGTCGGTTTGAGCGTGGTGTGGTTCGACTTTGCCCTGCTGCTGTTGGTCGTCAGGGAGTCTTTGATGCTCTCGCATCTTTTGCCTTCAACGTGGGTCTCGGCAATCTCCAGCGTTCTTCCCTTCGGATGAAGACCAACCGGGGTGAATTTGAAGAAGCGGCGGATGAGTTTCTAAAATGGACCAAGGCCGCGGGCCGTGTGCTGCCAGGCTTGGTCAAGCGCCGAAACGACGAGCGGGCCATGTACCTTGCAGGAGTAGCCTAATGCGAATTGCACTCGAACCGCGGACCACGGTCCAGGGTCTGGTCGAGCCTGCGCATGTGATCGAAGTCTATTGCGACGCCTGTGGCTACGATCTGGACGAGGCGGAGCTTAATGCGGATACCTGCTCGGATTGCGGGCAGGGGTTAAATCTGAAGCAGCATATCGCCATCCAGGTGACGACCATGCCGGCAGCGACCGGGGGAACACTGAAGTGATCTACAGCAACCGCACTATGTTTTCGCAGCAGGTCAGCCCGCTGGGCAGTGCGGTCGGCCAGGGCGTGCCTGATCAAATGCAGATGGTGCCGAGAGAGCCTTCCCTGGGCATGGCTAGTATGGCTGCCATGATGGGTGGTGGGTACGGCGGGTTTCCTCCACAGGTGATGGGCGGCTATGCCCCTCAGATGATGGGCTATGGGATGGGCGGGGGATTTCCACCGCAAATGATGGGCGGCTACGCTCCTCAGATGATGGGGATGGGCGGCTATTCTCCGTACGGCATGGGCGGGTATCCGCAGATGATGAGCAGCTACCCCCCGATGTTTAATATGCAGCAGGCGCCGATGGCCCGGCAGATGCAAGCCCCGCCGCCTCCTCGCACAGCGGAACTTAGCGAGCCCCAGATGCAATCCACGGGGGACGGGAACATGGCGATGACGGGTGGCGGCTATGTGCGCCCGGCAGAAACGCAGACAATCTTTAGCGCCACTATTGAGCCCACCCAGGCCACTCAAGCGCCGATGCAGCAGGCGGGCCGTGCGAGTCAGGGGGTGTTAGGCAGCCTCGGCGCAGGATTGGGCGGCGCGGGCTTTAACCCGTACCAGAGCAACGGGTTCAGCCCGTTCATGGGGGGAGGATTTAACCCATTCATGGGTGGGGGCTTTAGCCCGTATGGCGGGGGAGGATTCAACCCATTTATGGGGGGAGGATTCAGTCCCTATTCCATGGGCGGATTCGGTCCTTCCCAGATGGAGATGCAACAGTTAGCCATGCTGAGGCAACAGCAACAGGCGCAACCCCAGGGTTCGCCTCAGTATTCAGATCAGATGGTGCGTCCATCTGAAGAAGCTCTTAGCAGAATACGGGCGTATCAGTCGTCTGACGAAGGGAAGCGAAAAATAGCTGAAGCTATCGCAAGGATGCAGCATCCGAAATACAACTCCATGACAAACACCATTGACGAGTAGCATCAATAAAATGCGTAAAGCTAAGGCAAAATCCAAAGTCAACGCAGCGGGTAACTATACGAAGCCCGAGCTGCGTAAGCGTTTGTTCAATTCGATCAAGGCCGCGAACACGCAGGGCACTGGCGCAGGGCGCTGGAGCGCGCGCAAGGCACAGCTCTTGGCGAAACGCTATAAGGCCGCTGGCGGCGGGTACAGGGACTAACATGCGCGCACCGCAGCAGTCATTGAAGAATTGGACGGCCCAGAAATGGCGTACAAAGTCCGGCAAGCCCTCGAGCAAGACGGGCGAGCGGTACTTGCCCGAGGCCGCGATTAAGGCGTTGTCTCCGCAGGAGTACGCGCGCACGACCGCGGCCAAGCGCAAGGGCAAAGCAAAAGGCAAACAGTTTGTAAAGCAGCCGAAGGCGATCGCTCGCAAGACGGCGCAGTACAGGTGAAGCATGGCGAGTGTCAAAAAGGACGCGATTGGGCAGGAGATTCGTAAGTCGTATGAGCGGGGCCAGAAGGGCTGCCCGGAAGCGACGGTGGATATCCATGTCAACCTCAAGAATCGCAACAATGCGATCGAGGAGTATGGCTACGGGCCGTTGAACCCGGAGTCCGAGTCGCGTGCTTTCTGGGACAAGAAGGCCGAGCTTTGGCAGACCACGGTGCGCGAGGCCAAGAAGGCCCGCTGTGGCAACTGCGCGGCGTTCATCCAGACCCCGGAGATGATTGCCTGTATCGAGAAGGGCATCCATGACTACGACGAGGAGATGGAACACGAGAATTACGCCCCGGATGTGGTCGCGGCGGCCAATCTCGGGTACTGTGAGCTGTTCCACTTCAAGTGTGCCGGCGATCGGACCTGTGACGCCTGGCTCGTCGGCGGTCCAATCAAGTAGGATGCGCGTATGCCACTACTTAGACTCTTTTTAAAGCCGGGTGTAGATAAGCAAAACACCGAATACGGCGCGGAAGGCGGATGGATCGACTCCGATTACGTCCGGTTTCGCTATGGGCTGCCTGAAAAGGTCGGCGGCTGGGCCCCGTTTGGTGAAACCACGGCCTATTTGGTGGGCATGCCGAGCGAAGTCTTCACCTGGACGGACCTCGAGGGCTCCCCCTACGTTGCCGTCGGCACGAACAAGAAGGTTTACGTCTACTACGGCGGTACCTGGGCGGACATTACGCCTATTCGGGACACGAATACGGGCGTGACCTTTGACACGACGAACGGATTGACCCGTGTTGTGGTCAACGACAGCGGCCACGGGGCAATTACAGGCGATTTTGTCACGCTTTCGGCGACGACAGGCAACCCTGGCGGCATCCTGAACGCGAGTTTGAACAACGAGTTTGAGATTATCGAGGTTCTGAACGCCAATGAGTACGCCATCGAAGCGCCGACCAGCGCGACCTCGACCGCCACGGCGGCAGGCACGGCCACGGCGACCTACCAGATCAACACGGGGTCGGATGTAAGCTACTTGGACTTCGGCTGGGGCACTGGAACGTGGGGCTTGAGCACTTGGGGCACCCCGCGCCCGCCCTCTGCCTCGGTTGCTCTGTTTTCCCGCGTCTGGCAGTTCGATAACTACGGCGAAAACCTCATCATGCAGGTTGTAGACGGCGGCATCTACGAGTGGCTGCCGAGCACGGGCATTGGCGTGCGGGCAACGGCCATTTCTGGCGCGCCGACCAAGAGCAAATACGCGTTGGTGTCGACGCCTGACCGGCATCTGGTCTGCTTTGGTACGGAATCGACCATCGGGACGCCTTCGTCGCAGGATCCGATGTTTGTGCGCTTCTCAAACCAAGAAGACATCAACACATTCGTCGCCACGGCGACCAATACGGCTGGCGGCCAGCGCCTGACGGACGGAAACTACATCGTCTCGGCGCTTCGCTCTCGCGGACAGATCTTGATCTGGACGGACACGGCACTGCATGGCATGCAGTACCTTGGACCGCCGTATACCTTCGGTTTCCAGCAGCTTGGAGCCAACTGTGGCCTTATCGGGCCGCATGCGTCGGCGGATGTGAACGGCGTGGCGTATTGGATGAGCAAGGACGCCTTCTTCGTGTTTGACGGTGTGGTCAAAAAGCTCCCCTGCACGGTGCAGGACTACGTGTTCAAGGACTTGAACTTCACGCAAGCACAGAAAGTGCATGTGGGGATCAACACGCAGTTTAACGAAGTGACCTGGTGGTACTGCACGGCGGACACCGACTACATTGATCGCTTTGTGACTTACAACTACCTCGAGCAAGTGTGGTCCGTGGGCACTATGCCTCGTTCCGCTTGGGTGGACCTTGGCACTTATTCCTTCCCGATGGCGACACAGTACGATATCGACGGTACCGAGGCTACGATCAGCACGATTTATGGACTCACCCCTGGGCGGTCCGTGGTCTATAACCAAGAGTTTGGCAAGAACGGCAACGGGGATCCGATCCTTGCGTATGTGAAGTCGGGGTACTTCGATATCGGCGATGGCGATCAGGTGTTGTTCATGAAGCGGTTCATCCCTGACTTCAAGAACCAAGAGGGCGATCTCACGGTGAGGTTGCTGTTGCGCTTGTATCCGCAGGTCTCCGCGACGCCGAGCTCGCTTGACCCGTATGTCATCTCTCCGGGTACAGACAAGGTGGACACGCGCGCGCGTGGGCGACAGATTGCGTTGCAGATTGAGAGTTCGGAGATTGATACCAACTGGCGCTTTGGCACGATGCGTGTTGATATCCAGCCGGATGGGTTGAGATGAGTAAGATCTTCAACGTCCGTCTGCCTAACGCAGCGGCCGTTAACTACAGTCAGGAGCAGTTTGACCAGTTAGTTCGTTCGCTAGAACAGGTTATTTTTCAGCTTAATAACACTTACACGCCGATCGTCAGCGAGGATCGCGCGGGCGCGGGTTCGTGGTTCGCAGCAGGTTCCGGTGCGGGCGGTGGTTTTGCTGGCGGCGTGCGGGGCTTTCAGATCAGTAACGGCATCAGTCTGCCGCAGGCGATGCTGATCTCGAATCTCGATCAAGACCTGACCAGCACGACTACCGAAGAGCTTTTGACGTATGACGTCGTGGCGTTATCGAACGGCATCCGCGTCGTCGATAACAGCAAAATCTACGTTCCGTGCTCCGGGCAATATCTCGTCACGTTTACGCTACAGGTCTCGAACCGAAGCAATGCGGCTCAGGAGTTTGAGGTGTGGGCCAAGGATACCGGAACAAACTATCCGTCTAGTCGCACTCGCTTTGACATACCCGCCAGGAAGAGCGGCAGCATCTGGTCGCATATTGTCCCGGCAATCACCGGCATTTTCACGGTGAACGACCCTAACACGAACTACCTAGAAATCGCCTGGTGGGCGAGCAGTACGAATGTGTTTCTCGAGCACTACGCTGCCGAAAGCACCCCGACAAGACCGGAGATTCCGTCGGTTATCCTGACCATCAACTTCGTCTCGGCGGTGTGACATGGCAAACAAATATCTTCGTCAATACCTGACTCCGAGTGCCGCGACTGAGACGGCTATCTATACGGCACCGGCTGCGAACAACGCGGTCCTCTCGTCGTTACGGGTAACGAACGACAACGCCAGCGTGGCCAACATCAGTGCGGCGATATATCCGGGCGGAGGCGCAACTCCGTACAAGTTGCTGAAGTCATATGTGCTCCCAGCCAGCCAGACGCTCGATATTCTCTCTGGCGTACCTTGTGTGTTAATCGCAGGTGATGTCCTTAAAGTCACTGCCAGCGTAGCCGATGTCGACTTCTATCTTTCATACTTGGAAATCGACCGATCGTGACAAGTGGACAACCCTTGACAACTTACCCCATAATCAGAGCCATCTTCGCGTCCTTTCCCGGCGCGCGACCCCTTGTAGGGTCATTGGCACAAACTGGAAAGGACACCTATGGAAAATGAAGGCATCATGGGCCTGCCCGCAGGGCAGGACATGCAAAATCCAAGGCCCCCGGACCAGCCGATTTACGTCTCGAGCGCGGATAGCTATGACGCTGCTCTGACGGCATTGGGCATGTCCTCGGGCGACCCTGCACAGGCAGAGGCCGTCCGTCAGGCGGTCCGCGAAAGCATTGACGAGCTTGACCTCAGCCCGACTGAGGTTTCGGCGTTACTCGAAGTCCTTGAGTACATGTCGCAGAGGCCGGACGAATATCCGGCACTTCGCCAGCGCCTGATCGATTCAGGGATGATGGACAGCGATGACCTGCCGGAAGAGTACGATCCGGCCTTCATTGGTCTCGCCATCATGGCGCTTAATGAGTATCAGGCTGCCGGTGCGCAGGGCGCACAGGCGCCGATGGAGATGTCGCCGGTCGTCGAAGGCCTCGAGCCGATGGCCATGGCCAAGGGTGGACTAGCCGATGTGGCTAAGTACCTCGCCTCGCAGGGTCGCAACGGCGACTCGATCCTTGCTCACA